ATCGAGGACACCACCGTGTTGAACGGGTCGCCGACCAGGTGGCCGGTCACGTGCGTGATGATGATGTTGCCGGTGCCCCCGCTGGACCATGTGAAGGTCCAGGCGGCCGGCGGCGAGGCCTCCTCGGCGGCGGTCACCTCGTGCCACCACAGCGAGTAGGCGTTGCCGGCGGCCGCGTCGTCCAGCAGCGCGGTCCACGTCCCGTCCGGCGGGCTCGGCGACAGCGCGCTGTCGGCCTGGACCAGCTGCGCCAGGATCAGGTCACCCTCGGCGATCCCGGCCGGCACCGGCCCGTCGTAGTCCGTGGCGGCCGAGCTGTACCCGGCGTGGTCGCTGGAGATCGTGCCGCCCCACGCCACGGCCTACCTCCTCCCCTGCTGCCCCCCGGCGCTCACGCTGCGATCGGCGTGTAGTCCAGGGTGATCGTGGTGAACGTCAGGGTCGTGCCATTCACCACCGGCACCGAGGAGGTCAGGGCGGCGGACTGCTTGAAGTTGCCGGCGGTGTCGGCGTCCCAGAACGAGACGTGGCTGATCGTCTCGCTGCCGGTCATGCTGTAGTCGGAGATCGAACTCAAGGCCATTGACCCGGCGTCGGCGGCCGCGAACGTGACCGCGTTGCGGGTCGTGACTCCCGAGGCGTTGGCGGTGCCGGCCGCCCCCGGGTCGCCGGTGTGCAGCTTCATGTAGACGGTCACGCCGGTGTAGTTGGTGCCACGGAACAGGTTCAGCACCCCGTTCGCGTGCGAGGTGGCCATGCCCACTGTCATCGGTCCTGCTCCTCCTGCTCGTTGTCCAGCCCGAGGTGACGGCGCTGCTCGTCCGACAGGTCGGCCGGGTGCCGCGCGACCGCCGTCACCGTGATCTTGATCTCGGCCTGCATCGGTTCAACTCCCTAACGCGGCGTCCAGGCCACCGCGGATCCGGATGTTCTTCTGCAACCAGGCCATGAACTCGTCGCCGGCCGTGTTGCCCACCCACTCCAGCTGGATGCGTTGGGGCCCAGCGGTTCCCGAGGACAGCATCCGTTCGGAGTCCGGGTGAGAGTAGACCTGGCTGCCGGTGGGCAGCCGGACCAGCTCGCGGCCCTGCTCGCCGACCATCGTCAGCGCGCCGCGGGGGCCACCGCCGGCGGCCGCGCCGATGATGCCCCCGGTGTACCGGACGGCGTAGCGGTCCTCGCGCACGTTGGCGGCCGCGGTGTTCACGCGCACGACGGCCGGGTGCCCGTTGATCCACCCGATCCGGGACTGGATGCCGTTCAGCACCCCGATCACGGCCTGGGCGCCGGACATCGCTACGGAGATCCCGATCTTCTTGGGCAGCAGGCCGGCTTGGCGGCCCAGGCCCAGCAGCTCGCGGGAGGCGGCGATCGCGTCGGTGCGGGTCATGCCGAGCTTGATGTGCATGGCGGTGAGCCGCTCCAGGCCAACGTTCATGATCGAGTTGCTGCGTTCCTGGGACTCGCCGTTGGCCTCGCTGGCAGCCATCCATGCCAGGGTGGATCGGGCCACGTCGTCGATCATCGCCTGGTTGCGGCGGCCGGCCTCGGTGCCCGAGTCGAAGGCGAGCCGGCCCTTCTTGAGCCCATCGTTCGCGGCGTCCACCGCCTCGAAGAACGCTCGGCTGGCGGCGCGCTCGTCCAGCATGGTGGAGGCCAGTGCGTTCATCGCCTCGGTGGTGGTCTTGGCCGCAGATCCCATCTCCCGCAACGCATCCGAGGCCGGGTTGATGTCGGACTCGGCTCCCCGGTAGATCTCGCGCAGCTGGTCCATCGACAGGAAGTTGCCGTGCAGGGCCTGGTCGACCCAGACACTGGCGACGATCAGGGCACGGAACAGGTCCAGGGTCCCCTCGACCAGGTGCAGCAGGTCCTCCAGGGCCTGGGCGGCATAGGGGGCGGTCCCGCCGATGGTGCGGAACACGTTCCCCAGGGCGACACCCAGCTGGGGCAGCTCGCGGCCGAGCATCTCGGCCACGGGCTTGCCGGCCTCCAGCATCGCCGCGAACCCGGGCAGCGCCTGATGGACCATGCCGGCGATGCCGGCGGCCAGCGGACGGATCGACTCCCCCACCGCGTCGAACGCCTGCTTGACCACGGGAAGGTCGGCGTTGAACTGGGCACGGAACAGGTGCACGGCGTCGATCAGCGGATCGACCAGGCCGGCCGAGGCCTCGCGCAACCCGTCGATGATGTTCTCGGCCAGGCCCTTCCCGGCCGCCTTGAGCGACGGGTTGTCCTTCTGCAGCAGGGCGGCCGCGCCGGCCACGCCCAGGATGGACCCGGCGATGATCGCTCCGGAGATCGCCGTGACGCCGGCGCCGGCGGCCGCGACCAGGCCCACCTTGACGATCCCGCCGATCTTTCCGCCGAGGTCAACCCGGCGGACCACCCCGACGATCCCGTCCAGGGCCCGGCGTACCGAGCGTTCGTCGACGTCGGCAGTCATCGTGATCTTGCGGCGCAGGTCGTTGGATCGGTGCTGCAGCACCTTGATCTTGGCCTCGGCCGCGGCGATGTCGGCCTCGTACTTGATGCGCTGCGGTTCGCTGGTGGTCTTCTCGGCGAGGCTGCGCAGCCGTTCGATCTTCTGCCGGGCGCCGGCTATGTCGGCGTCGATCCGCAGCTTCTTGGCGTTCAGCTCGTCCAGGGATCGCAGCGTCTCGGCCTTGAACGTTCTGACCCGGCCGGATGCGGTGACGAACGCGTTGGCGGTCTGGTCCTTCGTGTCAAGGATGATCTTGACTTCATTCGCCACCGAGGTCACCTCCTCCCAGCTCGACGATGCGCAGCAGCTGCAGCAGCCGGGCGTCCTCGGCCAGCAGCTGGCTGGGCAGGCACCCGAACTTCCGGCACAGGCCGATGATCAATTCCGCCTCGGCCAGGGCCGCCGGCTTTCCTAGGGCGGTTCCATCGGCAGTGATCCCTCCGGGGCAGGCAGCCCAGCGTCTGAGCTGTCGTCCAAAGGGTCGGGGACCCCCGCAACGGCGCGCATCCACCCGCGCAGCACCTGCTGCACGATGCCCTGGTCCAGCGTGCCCAGAGCCTGGCGGGTCAGCGGGACGGGTCCCTGGTCGGTGACCATGTTCCACGAGTGCGCGCACTCCAGGAACGTGCCGAGCATCTTCTCGACGTCGCCGATATCGGCGTCCAACACCGACAGGTGGTCCACCTGCCCGACCACCCACAGCAGCTCGTCGATCGTCAGGGCCCTGGTGATGACCTCCAGGCCGGCCAGGTCGCCGGCGTAGGCCGCGGTGATCCGGCGCGGCTGGTACAAAAACTGGCTCATGACCACGTCGGAACGTTGCCGTCGGCGTTGACCCCGGGCGCCGACCAGGTCAGCTCGCCGGCCTGGGTGCGGGTCAGCGCGTAGTCGGTGAACAGCATCTCGGCGCCGAAGGTCTGCCCGGAGTGGGCCAGGGCGACCGTGCGTGCCACCGACGTCGAACACACGGTCTTGAACACGGCGTGGCTCATGTTCGCCTCGTCGTTGAACGGCCCGTTCAGGGTCAGCGAGGCGTCGGCCAGCAACAGCAGCCGCTCCATGGCCGAGGAGTCCACCCCGGTCACGTCCTGCACCCCGCGCGGTGTCGACAGCTGCCAATTCGTGACGTCGTTGATGATCGCCTGGGCTGAGCTGCTGCTGTCGTCGACCGACAGCGTGGTCTGCCCGAGGCCTGTCTCCTTGGCCATGGTCTACCCCTTCCGTTGCTCGTCGAACAGCCGAGCCTGATGCTCGGCGAACTCCTCCACCCATGAGGCCCCGGTGGTGTGCCGGCGGGTGAACCCCGTCGGGTTGCCGCGCCAGTCGCCGTCCCGGACGGTGAAGATCGCCGGCCGGTCCAGGCGCACCCGGTGCCGCGCCGCCCCGAAACAGGTCTGTCCGGCGGGGAACACGTACCGGTGCCAGCCCTGCTCGGTCACCTGCATGGCGACCCAGCGGCGCCCGGACCCGCGCAGGACCGCCTCGTCCTGGGAGTCGGGCAGGACGGTGGTCGCCCACCCGTTCAGGTAATGCGGGCAGTTGACCTCGGCGCAGGTGGCCGGCCGCCAGTGCGACCCAAACGGCGCGTGGAACCCGAACGTGCGCATCGCGGTCACGGGCAGCCGCGGCGCGATGCGCTGCCCCTCCGGGCTCGGGATGGTCATCAGAACGTCACCTCGGTGTCGTTGCGGACCACGAGCAGGGCGAACACCAGCGAGGTGAACCCTGCCGACGTCGTGGTGACCGCGCGCAGGTAGCGCTCCACGGTCAGGTCGGTTGCGGTGGCGATCCGCTCCACGGCCGGGCCGGCGGCCAGCTCGGTGAACGCGCCGCCGGTGACGTCGGCCCAGGCGTCGCCGGACCCGTTGTCCGAGGACTCCTGGATCTTCACGGTGGCGTCGGTGCCGGTCATCGAGAACACCTGCAGGTAGGCCTGCAGCCCGTGGGTGGTCGACCCGGTGCCCAGATCGACTCCGGTCCCGGCGGTGGCGCCGGTGTCGGTGCGCTTGCCGGCGGTCAGCTGCCGGCCCCACTCCAGGCCGTACCGGTTGGCCAGGGCCTGCACACCGAACAGCAGGCTGCCGTCGCCCGGGCGTGCCGGGTCGTAGCCCACCTGCTTGGCGACCAGGGCGGCGCCGTGGTTGCCCAACGTCGTGCCGCGGCAGTACATGACGTGCACGTCGGTGACCGGTAGCGCCGACAGCAGCGGGTGCGCCACGTCCGGATCGAAGTAGGACGACCAGGCGATCGCCCCGTCGCGTAGGCCTCCCTGACGTTCGTAGGCCGACTGCGTGATGTCGGTCATGTCGATCGGTGCCAGGCCCCCGCCGATCCTGCTCAGCGAGTTGACGTCGCCCGAGACGTCCACGCCGGCCACGTAGAAGTTGTCGCCCAGGCCGGTGCCCTTGCTCATCGCTGCCTCCTCATGCGCTCTGCGGCCACTGGTCGGCGAGCACGCACGGGATCGCGATATCCATCACCCGCTGCACGGCGCCGTCGGTGCGCACGTAGCCGGCGACCGCGTGCAGGTTGGGCGTGCCCACCAGCTGCACACAGTTGACCGTGCCGCCGAGCTGGAAGTCCGCCGTGATCCTGCCCAGCAGATCGTCGATGGCCTCGGTTACCCGGATGTCGATCACGTCGGCGGGGCGGGTGGTCATCGGCGCGTACACGCGCTGGACCAGCTCGACCAGGACCGAGGTGACGGCCAGGCCGCTCATGGCCGGTAGCGGGCTGATCCGCTGGACCCAGATCGCCGTCACCAGGGCGGCGCCGGCCTGCGGGCTGGAGTCGGGCTCGTGGGTGAGGATCTGATCGAACCGCCCGGTCGCCGCCGCGTGCGAGGACAGCACGTCCAGGATCGATCCGAGGTTCAGGCTCACTCCAGCTCACCTCGCCGCTTGTCGATCTCCTCCTGCAGGAACCCGGTCACGGTGTCGTTGTCGTTCAGGTCCTGCACCACCCGGCGGAAGTGATGGTGACCCTTGAACCGGGTGTGGTCATTGCGGCGGGACGTGCCCTCCAGCCATGCGCCGTAGGCCAGGCCCCGGTCGGTGATGATCGTGGTGTCCGCGGCCCGCTGGATCGTCAGCCGGCTGCTGTAGTAGCCGGTGCTCTCGGGTGCCTCGGTGTCGACGATGCGGCCCAGCTCGTCCCGGACGTAGGCGCCGGCCCGGTCGCCGGCGGCGTCGGCCGCAGCGCCCAGGGCATGCTCGGCGCGGCCGTCGAACACCGGGCCGTGGATCTGCACGTCGGACATCTCAGATCACCCGGGACCTGACGCGCCGGTACTGCCGGCGGGCCTGGGCGCGCAGGTCGGCCAGCCCGGCCAGCGAGGCATTGCGTGTTCCCTCGCCCGACCCGACGGTCCGGGCATAGCCGGCGTTCTCCTGCTCCAGGCGCACGATGGACTCGGCGATCCCCAGATCGCGGATCAGCCCCGGCACCACGTGCCGCAGGACGGCCGTAGCGGTGTCGTGGGCGGCCGCGGTGGAGCCCAGCGCGCCGCGTTCCACGGTCAGGGTGCGGCCGGCGTAGATCGGCGCCTCGGCGGCGTGGGCGGCCAGCGTGGACCCGTCCCAGGCCCGCCGCACGCTGAGGGTGTCGCCGGCCAGGTCGACGACCAGCAGGCGCTCGGCGTCGATCAGGATGACCTCGCCGGGCTGGGGGATGCCGGTGGTGGTCGAGGCGGTCAGCGAGACGTCGGCGGTGGAGGCGGTCAGGGAGTCGGCCGCGGCGATCGTGACGCCGGTGTCCAGCATCGCGCGGCCGGTCACGACCATGTATTCGGTGCCCACCAGGATCGCGTCGCCGATGCCGACCAGGGAGGAGTCGGTGACGTCGACTCCGGTTTCGCTGGAGTCCAGGGCTTCGGCCAGGGCGCCGGCCGCCGCGGTGTCGGCCCGGTACCCGGTCACCCCGACGATGGTGATGTCCCGCTGGGGTGTGGACCCGCCACCGAAGCTCGCCGAGCTGGACAGGTCCAGCTCGATCCGGTTGTAGGGCGGGCCGTCGAACGGCTCCAGGTTGAAGTCGGCCGCGTCGATCGTGTTGCCACCAGATGTCAGTGATGTGACCGAGATCAGCTCGTGCTCCTCCAGCCACAGCACGTGGGCCGGGCCGCCGGCCGCCGGCGGCCAGTCGAAGTACAGCGTCGTCAGCTGCGGGTAGAACCGCCGGCGCAGCGCACCCTCGATCGACCTGGTGGCCGAGTCGGTGGCCCGGGCGATCCGGGCCGTCATGTAGGCGGTCGCCTTGATGTCCATCGCGGCGGCCACGTCCTCGACCGTGCAGCAGCAGGGCAGGGTCATCGCTG